AACGATATGTATTTTCGCAGTGTTGATGACTGCGTGTACTTTGCACAGAGACTGCACAAACAGGGACAGAACATCACTGCTTATTGTTTGCCGAAGTTGGTAGATAAAGATGTAAGGACTTATTAATGCTTGCTGAACTTGCCGCAGCCAATGCAGCTTTTGCAGTTATTAAGCAAGCAGTAACAAACGGCAAAGAGATAGCTGCTGCTGGCAGTGCTATTGCTGAGTTTGTAGGCGCAAAAGAAAAGTTACAGGCTAAAGCCGCCAAAAAAGGCGGCGGCTCTGATCTTGAAGAGTTTATGGCTCTTGAAAAAATTAGAGAGCAAGAAGAACAACTCAAACAGATTATGATCTACGCAGGACGCCCCGGTCTTTGGAGTGATTGGCAGCGATTCCAAGCTAAAGCTCGTGTTGCCCGTAGAGAAGCAGAAGCTGCTGCGGCTATCAAACGTCGTAAAATTATAGATGGCATCATCATAGGTATAATTTTGTTTGCGGTATTGCTGGTTGTCGGTGGCGTAGTTGCTTTGATTCTTCATCATCAAGGGAGATTGTAATGGATTTGACGATGGAAAGATTTCTAGCGTGGCGAATACTGCCTCGCTTCATGATGTTTGTTATGACATTCATGTATATCCGTGTGATTGAATGGTTCATTTCATTGCCGCCTGAGGCCATGACTTCACAGGCTACAGCCTTAACTGCTACTGTTACTGGCGCAATGACAGGCGCGTTTGCCGTCTGGTTAGGAAGCGAGAAATGATACAGGCATTGATACCGATTGTTGGAGAGTTAGCTGGTGGGTGGCTAAGAGGTAAGGCAGCGGAGAAAGCAGCACAGAGCCAAGTCAAGGTTGCACGAGCCGAAGCCGAAGCCGAGGTTATGCGTGTTGCTGCTACGCATGAGGCTGGCTGGGAAAAGATCATGGCTGAAGCCAGCAAGGATAGCTGGAAGGATGAAGCCTGGACGATTTTGTTCATAGTAATCATAGGCATGTGCTTCATCCCGCCCATGCAGCCGTATGTCAATCAGGGCTTTGCCGTGTTGGAATCCACCCCTGATTGGTTTCAGTGGGCCATGTATGCTAGTATCGCTGCGTCATTTGGTTTGAGAGGGATCAAGGGGCTGAAAAAATGAAGCGCAAGTTCCCAAGACAAAGGGCGGCGTGCCAAAGAAATATGTGCGCGGTGCCAAGAATCCTAAGAAGCGCGAAGAAGAAATCAAGCGCACGCGGCGTCTTTACAAACAAGGCAAACTCACCAAAGCTATGATGGATCGCATCAGCAGGGAGAGGAGTCGCGGATGAGCAAAGCAGCCGTCATCGCCAAATATTCCAAGTCTTCTGGCATATCCAAGTCAACTCTCAGTAAGGTGTACTCCAGGGGGTTGGGTGCATACTATTCCCAAGGAAGTAGACCCAAGGTTTCTGCGCATCAGTGGGCGGCCGGTCGTGTTCGTTCATTTGCCACGGGCAAGGGCGGGGCGAGAAAGGCAGACGCCGACTTGCTGCGTAAAAAGAAAGGCAAGAAAGCATGATGAAGAAAGCCACAAAGGCAAAGGTGAAGACCGTTGCTAAGAAGCTGCGCGGTGCATCGAAGGCACACGCAGGACAAGCCAAAATGCTTGAGTCTTTGTTGAAAAAGCCAAAGCGTAAAAGGAGAACATGATGCCTGGTAAGAAACTGTCTCCCAAGCAA